TTCTAAAGCATAAAATCTTGGCAGCGCAGGGTAACGAAGAATCTAAACTATGGATTACTGCCGCCGATGATTTTTCTTCAGCCGGCCTCGGATTTACACCTACGCAGTACCTAAAGTCGATCGTTTCGACTCAGGGAAACTTCGGTCGTCCCGCTATGGAGTGCGTCGATAAGCAGACTCTTCCAGCCGCAGGAATGACAATAAATCGTCCAAAATTCACAACTTACCCAACGACAACTGTGGAAGCAGAAGGCGGGGCGGTATCTAACACAGACGCCGTTTCCGAATATCTAACATCAACAGTTAGCAAGTACAGTGGAATGCAAACCATTTCAATCGAATTGTTAGAGCGGTCGGATCCCGGCTTCTTCGACGCAATTACTCGTGAGTTGCAGAATAATTACGATAAAGTCACAGACGCGGCAGTAATCGCCGCTCTAACTGCCGGAGGAACTCAGGCCACGGCCGTAGCCGCTTCCAGCGATGGTATTATTTCCTATATCTCGCAGGCCGCTCCAGCCGCTTACCTCGCTTCTTCTTACTTCGCTAAGAATTACTTAGCAGGATCCTCACAATGGACTTTGCTTCTCGGCGCAAAAGATACAACAGGCCGACCAATTTATAACGCAGGAAATCCGATGAATTCTGGTGGTAATGCCTCAGCAACTTCATCTCGCGGAATGGTGCTAGACCTAAATCTATTCGTCGATCGAAATGTAGTTTCGACTACTATTGACGAGAGCGCCTTTATTATCGCTCCAGAAGCCTTCACGGTTTTCGAAAGTCCTACTGCTTACATGTCTGTAAATGTCGTAAGCAATCTTCAGGTTCAAGTCGCCATTTACGGCTACATGGCCACAATGGTAAATGTCGCCGGAGGAATCCAGCGTTTCAATTTAACCTGATAAAACCCTAAGCCGCTCCCAGGGTTAGGAGGCCCTAGCCCTGGGAGCCTTTAGAAAGAGAGGAAAATCGTGGCCGCTACTTTTGTAACCGAAGCAGAACTTAGGTCAAACCTTGGAATCGGCACGCTTTATTCATCTCCTACAGTAGAAGAGGTGTGCCAGACGGCGCAGGATTTAATAAATCAGTATTTATGGTTTAACCGAGTTCCGGTCGTTTCTTCTGGTATAACTAATAATGTCGCCACGCTGGTAGTCGCCTCTCCCGGGATTTTTGTCGTAGGCCAGACGGTTACGATTACAGGATCCGGCGCGACTTATAACGGTACTCGCGTGATTACCGGAACCGGGCCGTATACGATTACCAGTAATAACTTATTTATGGGAATGCCTTATAACTATCCGCGAGGGTATTCTTTTTTACAGTTTGCGATTACCGCGACTAACGAAGCCCAGCATTTAATTCTTCCTTACGGAAATATGACTGGTCCGGATCATAAAAGCGATAGTTACGCAAATACGCCTGCGATTAGAGAAGCCGCGATGATGTTGGCCGTTGATGTCTGGCAGGCTCGACAGGTTTCGCAGACCGGCGGAGTATCGGTAGACGGATTAAGCGCGAACCCGTATCGCATGGGAAATAATTTAATGGGAAAGATTCGCGGCCTTCTTGCTCCGTATTCTTCGCCTTCGGCGATGGTGGGTTAAAATGCCCGTACCTATTACGACTTTAAGATCGACAGTAGCCGCAGTATTAGATAACCCGGGAGTCTGGTCTACTTTTAGTTTTCCGCCTCCGACTATTATCGCGAACTCGGTTATCGTCGCGCCTTCGGATCCATACTTAACGCCTACTAATAATTCGCAGAACTCTTTATCGGCGGAAGCGTCGTTTAAAATTATACTTACGGTTCCTATGCTTGACAACCAGGGCAACCTCGCAGGGATAGAAGATACTATCTGCGCAGTTTTTAATAAACTCGCTAACTCTTCTCTCGTTTTCAATGTTGGTACGGTATCCGCTCCGGCGATTTTAGAAGTAGCCTCGGGTGCTTTATTAACTTCCGATATAAATATAACCGTACTAGTAAATTGGAGTTAAAAATGGCTACTACTGAAGAAAATTTGGCTTTTCTAATTAAGACAGGTCAGATAAAAGAAGGAAAAACCGCAGAAAAAGCGACACCCGCTCCTAACGAAAAAGATGAGGAAAAATAATGGCAATTTATTTAAATAATAAAGTAGGAGTCAAACTCGCTACTGCGGCCGCTCCTACGGTTCCAAGTATCGACATCAGTTCCTATGTAAGCGCCGTAACTTTAACACAAACCTTTGACGAACTTGAAGTCACAGCGATGGGTGATACTTCACACAAATTTGCCGCAGGATTGCAGGCCGCAACGCTTACGCTGGACTTCTTTAACGACTGGGAAGCAGCGAAAGTTATGGCTACTCTAAACGCCGCTATCGGAACGACTTTAGCCGTTTCCATGATTACTGGAACAGGTAGCGCGCCTACGACAGTATCCGCGACGAACCCTACTTATCAGTTCTCGATCCTTGTGAATAACCTCACTCCGGTCGGTAACGGCGGCGTCGCAGACGAAGCCGCTTCTAGCCTATCCTTTACGGTTAATACTGCCGTAACCGTTTCTACTAGCGTCGTATTCTAAGGAGATAAAAAAATGGCAAGCCTCAAAATCACTAGGGCCTCTGGGGAGGCCGTTACTTTAAAAATAACTCCGGCGATTGAATACGCTTTTGAACAACAATTCAAATGCGGTATTCATAAGCAATTCAGAGATCAGGAAAGACAGGGCGACATTTATTGGTTGGCCTGGGAATGTATGCGCAGGGCCGCGATTACGATTCCTCTTTTCGGCGATGAGTTTCTTCGCGAATTAGAATCCGTCGAGGTAATAGACGACGAAGACCCAAAAGGATAGATCGTGAATCTTTCACCTATCTAGTGGCCTCACTAGCGGTGGAACTTCACATCGACCCTAACGAGATTCTTAACTGGGATTCTCGTATGTTAACCGCAGTTTTGCAGGTATTGAAAGAAAGAGCGGAAGGAGTACGCCGTGCCCGTAGAGGTAAAAGGGCTTAGGGAAACTCGCCGCGCTCTCGCTCGATTTGCTCCGGATTTAAAAAAAGAAGTCGATAAAGACGCGAGAGATCGCCTTAAATTTATGGTTACTTCTGCGCGAGGATTCGCTCCTAGTAGCCTCCCGCGTAATCTGCACGGCTGGGCTATTACTACGAAAGGCCTAAAGATTACCGCGCAGACTTCTGCTTTTTCTTCGCGAACCTTTCCGCTATATCAGGCGGGAGAAGTTAAGAGCGGTATTAAATACGATACAGGATTTTCTAAATCTAACTCCCGAGGTTTTAGATCGCTTTACGAGTTGCGAAATAAATCGGCGGCCGGAGCGATTTACGAACTAGCCGGAAGAATTAACCCCGGAGTTACAGGCCGAGAGGGTTTACCCTGGGAAGGCCCTAAGGCCAGTCCGGGAAATCGTAAAGTTTCGCACTCTATTAACCCTAAGGCGGGAGCCTGGTTTATTAACGAAATAGATAAGCAGGATAATCAGCGCCCGATTAAAGGTAAGAAGGAAGGTCGTCTTATCTATCGCGCCGTCGAAGCCGATAACGGTCGCTTTATTCGTTCTATAATCGACGGTATGAAGCGCGTCGAATATATTACGCAGGGACGATTAGACTCGATTAAGGCTTTCGGAGGAGATATTAAATGACTGTCTCGATTAAGTTTTTAACCGAGTTCGACGGAAAGGCCTTAACCCGCGCCGAAAAAGGTCTAAGTAAGTTTACAAAAACCGCCGTAAAGTTAGCCGGAGGTCTAGGAATAGCCTTATCGACTTCGGCGATAACTCGTTATGCTAAAGCCTCCGTTAAGGCTTTTGCAGACGACGATAAAGCCGCTCGGATCCTTTCTAAGTCTTTAGATAATCTAGGCCTACATTTCGCGGATAATCGCGTTAAAGATTTTATATCGACGATAGAAAAACAGTACGGCGTTTTAGACGATTACCTTCGTCCGGCGTACCAGAAACTACTGACAACTACGGGAGATTACTTAAAGTCTCAGGATCTATTAAAAACCGCTTTAGATCTAGCCGCCTTTTCTCAGGAAAGCGTTACGACTACCGCCGCAGATCTAGCGAAAGCCTACGCGGGAAATACGAGAGGCCTTATTAAATACGGTATCGGATTAACTAAAGCCGAAATAGCCGCTATGGATTTTGAAGAGATTCTGGCTCAGATCGCTAAGGTTTCGGAGGGAGCCGCTACGACTGCGGCTAATTCTTACTCCGGTTCTATCGATCGGTTAAATGTTGCCGCCGCTAACGCGAGCGAAACGATCGGAAAGGGTTTAGTCCAGGCTTTATCGGAAGCGTCTAGCGCAGGTAACTTCGAAGGCGCGATCTCCGATATCGATAAACTTGCTAAACGGACAGAAGATTTTATAGTTTACTTAGGTAGAGAATTACAGTTAATCGCGGCGCTTCCTTCTCTTATAGATTTAGCGACCGGTAATTTCGATTCTTTTAAAGATTTCCTAAAAACTTACGAGAGAATCCAGAAACTAGATAAGGCTATGGGGCCTCAGCAATACGGCGGAATTTACGGGACTAAGTACGAGAAAGAAGCGCAGGCGGCAGCGGCTAAAGCGGCGGCGGCCGCTAGGAGAGCGGCGGCGGCTAAAATCGCGGCCGAAAAGAAAGCGGCGGCAGATAAGAAAACGCTCGCTAAAGGTAACGCTATATTCGACTTAGAGCAGATCGGAATAGCCGCCGCGTTAAAAATGTCTATCGATAAAGACACTCGCCTACGCCTAGAACTTTTACAGGCGATTCAGATAGGGGACGCGGATCTAGTTCTCGCTAAAATGAAAGAGTTAGCCGCGTTTCAGAAGAACTCAGACATGGCAAAACTTTCTGGTATTAGTACTATTTCGGAAAAACAGTTAAGCGCCTTAAATACGACTCTTCTCGCGGAACTGGACGCTATCTCTAAACTGAAGGTAAGCGACGCCGAAAAGTCTAAACTTCAGCAAGAAGCGTGGGGTCGATATAACGACGCTATTAAATACGCCGGAGGTCTAGCGGATCTCAGTACTTACTCTCAGAAACTACAGGACCAGGAATTACTAATCCAGCGTCTAGCCTCAATCCAGAAAGTAAGCGAAGCGCAGGCGGCCGCAGACGCTATCCGACAGGCGGCCTTAGATAAATACTTAGCGGATTTAGCGAAAGGCGTTATCTCTCCTACCCTTACTACCGGCGCTACAGGTACCAGCGCGGCTAATAAACTTGGTATGGGCGTTCCTCTAACGGCGGCGGATTTAGGTATTTTATCGATATCAGATATCGCGAGCACGGTATCTAATTTCCAGGGCGGCGGTATTAACGCCGGAGATTACGCTTCGAGCGGTTTTCCTGGAGCGGATAAAAATAGCGGCGGATCGGTAAATATAACCGTAAATACGGGAATCGGAGATCCTAACGCTATCGCCGAGGCGATTACAGAAGTCGTTCGCGGCGCGGTCGATCGCGGAACTTTGCGAGGTTTTTAAATGACTTGGCTCCCTGAATGGCGCGTAACCGTCGGAGATGATGTCTATACGACCGTTACCTCTGTTTCCTTCGCTTCCGGCCGTTTAGATATCGATCGCCAGCCGACTGCAAGTTACTGCCAAGTAGAAATTATTAACACTACCGGAGCCGCTTTTACGGTCAATGTTACGGAGACGATCAGCCTAGAATTAAAAAACGGAAGCGGTACTTATGTCACCGTTTTTGTCGGAGAAGTTTCCGACTTTAATATAGGAGTTAGATCTCCGGAAGAATCCGGTTTTATAACTTACGGAACGATTTTAGGCGTAGGAGCCTTATCTAAACTAACTAAGGCGGTCTATAATACGGCCCTAGCCGAAGGTTTAGACGGCGCGCAGATCGGAGCGATTTTAGGCGCGGATCTTGAGTTTTCCTGGGACGAAGTAACGCCTACAGATACCTGGGCGACTTATACTCCTACGACTACCTGGAATACCGCCGAAACTTATTTAGGGACAGTAGACGCGGGTTTTTATACCATGATTTCAGTAGCCGCCAGCGATACCGTTAATTCTCAGAACCTAGTCGATCAGATTGCTAGTAGCGCTTTAGGTCAGGTCTATGAAGGTAAAGATGGCTTTGTGAATTATGACGACGCAGATCATAGATCTAACTATTTAGCGGCTGACGGTTATACCGCTTTAGACGGGAGTTACGCCTCTCCTACTTCTATTCAGTCCACTACGCAGATCGGAAGACTGCGTAATAGCCTTATCTATAAATACTCTACGGCATACGGATCAGTCTTTAGCGTATCGAACGCAGATTCGATCGCTTCTTACGGATTATTCGAAAAGTCTACCGAATCGAATATAAAGAACCTGGTAGATATAACAGATATCGGAACTCGCGAACTGCGGCTTCGACAGGTACCTAAAGGGTCTCTCGGAGCGATTACTTTTAGACTAGATAATCCGGCTCTTCCTACCGCGATGTTAAATAGTCTAATCGCCGTCTTTTTCGGTATGCCTGTAATTATAAATAATCTGCCGAGTAACCTTCTCGGAGGAACCTTTGAGGGTTTTGTCGAGAT